CTTTACGGTGGGGGTCTCGACAAACACACTTCAAAAGAGATAGATAGATGAAAGCCTAACGAATTTCTCCTACTCCTCCATATATTTTAGCACTTCCTCCGAAGATAAGACAACAGCGGCCACGCCGCCCGCTTTCCGTATCTTCTCAAGGGTGCGTAACTGAATCTCGCTCGCCCGCGCTCGCGCGTGTTCCTCAGACTCACGTATTTTCTGGTGCTTCACCTCGAAGGCGTACAGGCGGCCTTCGTGCAGTACCAGTAAATCGGGGATACCCGATACCTGATAAGGGTTCCCCACCACCTTCACAACCCAGGCAGTGGGGAACTCCTTTTTGATTCTGTTTTGAATCTGTTTCACAAGCGCGGCTTCATTGGCGACACCGCGCCCGCTCATTACAGCTCGTCTAGGTCTACGTCGATGGAGCCGTTCTCAGCGTCTACAGAATCATCCGTAGAAAATGCGCCATCAGCCGTAACGGATTCGGCAGCATTGCTATCAGTACCCGAGTCAGCAACGGTGCTCACCTCCTCTACCTCTTCCTCAAAATCCTCAGCGGCGGGGGCCGGTGCGTGGGGTAGTTCTCCCTCCCAGGTGGACACAGGCGCGTAGCGCTTCACCGCCGGGCGGGGCTGCCCCTGGTACTCCTCCATCTCAACGATAGCGACAACCTTCTTGCCTACGAATTGCTTTGAGTCAAAGGCTACCTTCTTATCTACCGGAATACCGATAGCGGGGAGGAAATTAGCCATGCGGAACAGGGCGTTATCTGAGAGCGTCAAGCGGTCTACCAGAACTGACTTGCTGTCGACGTGCTCCTTGGGGCCGCCGATAACCTGCATATTCAGCAGAATGTAGGTGTTCCCGTTCTTGGACTCAGAGTCCACGGCCTTAGTGATGCGTGCGAGGTACTTACCCGCCTGGATACCCTCCGAGGTCTGCTGCTCTGCATAATTTGAAAAATCCAGGATGTGCTTTGCCATGATTAAATACTTCCTATTCAGATAATTTAGTGTGTAACTTTATGCTTTTGCTATGCTTTGCTTTTACTTCTTAGTGTTCTTAGCGGTATCAGCCTTGCGGATAATACCTAACGCCCCTCCCAGTTTCGTAAGTGACAGCGGGCTTTTCAGCCCTAGAATCGGGGGCACCTTGCCGAGCTTATCTTGAGGTACCCGAGCTTTTGTGACATATCCAGGATGCGCACCGAAACGCACAATGTGCTGTGACGGGTCGGTTTCTGGGTCTCCCTCCATATTAGGAATAACCTCAGTGAAGAGCACGTAATCCATAGAGGCCAGGATACCTGCACGTGCACCTGACTGTACCGCGATAGTACGCTCAACCTCATTGGAGATGTCATTAGTCTTTGCCGTTGCGTGGGCGATAAACACCACGTCGATAGGGCGCACATTGGAAGGGCTTGCCAAGTCCGAGAAGAACTTAGCTACCTCAGTCATAACCATGTTCGACTTACCCCACACCTGGAACGAACTCTGCGTTTGGGTGCCACGTGAGATTTCCTTAATTGAGGTTTCCTGAAAACCCTGCGCGAACCGCTCAGCGTAGTTCTGCATGGCCGTCAGTGAGTCCACCACCAGAGCATCGTAATCGTGCTTACCCGATTTCAGGTGATAGTAGACCTTATCCAGTGCTTCCACGGTGTCTACCTGGTACACGTCGATGTTCTTTGCGTAAGGTGCACCCGCGAATGATGCGGTGCCGTGCTCACCCACAAAATCCAGGAAGAGGGTTTTCGCGCCCTGGTCTGCGATAGTGGATGCTAGGCGGGTTTTACCCGAGCCTGGCTCACCGTAAATCAGAACCTTCATGCGGGATTTGGACGTATCCACAGGTTTCAGACCGGTAATATTCAGGGACATGTGCCCATCCTTTCTACTAAATCCTTATGTAATTACTATACCATAAAGTAATTACTTATCTATATAAATTACGTCTATTTTGCTGTGGTGTTTTTCACCTTGAGTCCGTACAGGTGGTAGTCGAACTCCCCGACGGAACCGCCCGTAAGGCTGGTCTTGCACAGCTCAGCGAAGGGGCACCACTGGCACGCACGGGAAAAGTTACGCCCCACGCTGTGACCGTCAGGCCAGCGCTGTTCAGTGCGCCCAATGTCCTCATTCGTGTATTTCAGCCCGCGTAGGTGCTCAATGACCGTAGCGCGTGAGACTGGCACGGTCGCCCGCATGAACCACTTTTCACGCTCAGCTGGTGACTCTAGGCGCTCAATAACGGTGGGTTCTGCGATGTATACCCCCGCTCCCGAGCCATCCTTTTTACGGCCCTCGAAGGGTACGCCCTCACCCACCCACGAAAGGTAGGTGTGCAGGTCATAGTCTGAGACTGACTTAGACAGCGTGCCCGTGAGTGTGATTTTTGGCTCTTTCGGTGCCGTCATACGCACCCGTGCGTACTGAATCATTGCAGGGTCTGAGTATCCCCACTCTTGGAGCTGTGGCGCGGCGGCCCATGCGTAGAGGTGAAGCTGTGACTCAAAGAATGTATCAATCGTGGATACCTGAGACAGGCTCTTGTGGGTCTTGTGGTCGCGCACGCACACAACGTCACGCACCGTATCGAGGTAGACCTCATCTATGTAGCCACGGAACTCTAGCTGTTCTTCGATAGGTACCGCGCGGCTCACTGGCATTTCTACCGCGATAGGGTGTTCTGTCTCGTGCACCTCTGCGTACATTTCCTGCCACCTGTTATAGGTGTACTTGATGCGCTCGCTGAGCGAACCGCCCAACCGGCTCACGAACTCTGCCGCGTATTCCTCCGAAAGGGTGCGTGTGTAAGCGTCAGCGGCCTCAGCCACGCGCTCAACTAGGTTCGTGTAGTACACGTACTCGCCGGTGTCGTTTGCCTCCCCGGTCGGTATCTCATACATACCGTCTCCGAGTGTCTGCAACGCGGTAGGGGCAAGTTTTAGTGTCTTGGCCGACACGCCCCGCTCGATTGAGTCAGCGGCCATTAGCGCGTGCCAGAACAGGCCGAAAATGCGTTCACACTCTGCAACGTTCGCATCATCTGGTACCAGACCCTCAATGTATCGGTAGCCGTATTTCTGCGGACAGGCCCTATGTGTGTCTGCTTTCGAGAAACTAATTTTGCTCATAATAAACTGCCATCATTAAATCAATTTCGGACGATTTACCGCGGGTGATGACGGGGCATTCACAGTCCCAGTGCGCCCCTCCGCACACATAACATTCTAAATCAAGCATTGCACTAGGCTACCAGCTCAAAGTCAGATGCTACGGCCTGTACGCGGCGGGCGGTGCCCTGCTGGTCTGATTTATTCGGTAGTGCTACCGCTTGCCCTAGCGGCAGTGCGATTAGTACACCGGCTCCGAGAAGAGGGGCCAGGCCCGCAGCATTCGGCAGATGCGGGTACATGATTGCCCCGGCGATAATTGCTATCGACCACACCAGTGCGAGTGATACAAAATCAATGATGTTGTTGCGAGTCTTCTTGCTCATTTTTCTATCTCTTTTCTTAGGCTATTCGTAGGCTTAGGCTAGGCTTTGGCTGTTACTAAAACTGCTAAATCTTAGTTGTTTTTGTAGTTATTGTTTTTGTTGTAATTACAGTATACACCTTTTTACAGGTATTTTGTAATTAACAACTACAATTTTGGTGTGTTACTCGTCACTTTTTGTAGATGTGCTTAAGTAGGGTGTCTTCAAGTTCTGTTCGTGTGTCCAGGCGGTGCATTACCAGCTCGTCGATACTACCGGGTACCTGCATGTGCCAGTACGTGACGGGGCGTGTCTGTCCCACGCGGTTCAGGCGGTCGCGTGCCTGGATATAGTCGTCTCGTTGCTGTGTCGGTGTGGTGAAAATAGCGTGGGAGGCTGATACCAGCTCGTTCACAGCCACCGAAAGGGTCTTGATTTGAGCCACAATAACCATGCGGTCTACGCTATCGGGGCCGGTGTCTCCGAATTTCTTACGGATGTCTACGCGCTGGGCCGGTGGTGTATCGCCGGTGACCGGCCAGACCTGAGTACCTTTCTGCGCTAATGCCTCCGTAATCGCGGCAACCTCCCACCGAAATTCAGCGAATATAACTATACGTCGCTCAGCTTCCAGGGTGTCATGAACCAGTGACTTTATCGCGTCAATCTTGGAGGAACCTACCTTGTGGTGGTTACCTTCTTCATCCTTGATAAACCCCGAGGTGATTTGCCGTAAACGTAGCATCTGTATAATACGAAGCTCAGCGGATGCGAAAGCGCCGCCCTCCAGTTTTGCCACTAGGTTCTGCCTCATATCGTCGTACACCTTCCACTCTTTCGCGGTCATGGTTACGGGTACAACGGTATCGGTGGTTTTCGGTAGGTCTAGCGCGTCTTCCTTTTTCACCACCATTGCCAGCTTCTCCATTTTCTGCGTGAGTTCGTCTAGCCGCTGGAAGCCGATAATCTCCTTGCCTTGGAACCCTCCGAGCTTTGCGTACCTCTGCATGAAGCCTGTCCAGGTGGCGGGCTTTTTGATACCAAAGTCGTTCACTTTCCCAAATTCCAGGGGGTCTAACACGCGCCACTGCCCGTAAACGTCCATTGGTGAGTGGGGCATGACCGTACCCGTGAGCAGGATACGCCTAGGGGTGAATTTTACCGCCCGTGCTACCGCGCGGCTGGTGTTGGATGATGGCGACTTGAGCTTGTGGCTTTCGTCGCAAATTACTAGGTCTGGCTCGTACCTCTGCACCGCGTCTGCCATCCATTCATCAGCGCGGCGGTGACGGATAGCCCGGCGTGACGAAAAAGAGTCATAATTCAGTACCAGTAGCTGTACTTTCGGATTGGGTGAGCTAAATGCCGCTATTCCTAGCTCCTCTAGGCGCTCGCGCGAGTATTCGGGGCGTGTCACTAGGTCGATGGCCCGGTGGATTTGTAGCGCTGTATCGCACTGCCTCCGAGTAGGGCGTAGCCGTGCTTTACCGTCTGCCAGCTTTTGGTAGGGTCGCCCGCCGCGTGAAGCTATCGCGTCGATTTTCTCAACACCTGAGCCGCCGATAATCTCCGCCCAGTAGTCCACCGAAGGGGGCAGATAGTCGCCCAGCTGGTGAAGCCAGGTATCTCGCGCCACTAGCGGGCATAGCACTAGGACTTTGGTAACCTCTTTCCCGCTGTGCTGTGCCAGCAGGGAAATGTAGTCAATCACCGTAGCGGTCTTACCCGTGCCTGGGTCGAACAGCAACGCGCCGCGCCCTTTCTGCTTCACTAGTCGCGCTAGTCCTTGGAGCTGGTGGGTGAACCGCTTTGGCCCGTGTGGTGTGAATTTCATAGCTCGTTCTCATCCCCCTCTAGTGCTGTGTTCAGTGCGTATTTAGTCTCCCGCCCGGTTCCTACGGTGATTAGGTGACCTGACTCTTTGAGGTGCTTGAGCGCTTTCTGTGCCTTCTTTTCGGTAATATCTAGGATTTCCTGGATGTCCTTGCGAGTGAGTACCTTTTCGATGTCTCCCTCAAATGCGATAGTAAGGATTTCCTCGGTGAGGGTGTTCATCTCAGCAACCTCTTTATAGGCTTTTACGTGCTTTTCTGAGAACTCCACCGAATAGACGGAGGGCGACGGCTCCACAAATTGAATATCTGTCACGCCCTCAGTCCGTGAGTCGATAACCACCTCAGCGGCTATCTGCTCTCCCTGGTTCTGTGAGCTGAACTCGCGCACTTTACCGGGCCGGTCTTTTGCCACCACCAGATTCACACGCCCCAACTTGCCAGGCATGGGTTGCTGAATAGCCTCCGCGCGTAGCGCGGTACCCTGCACCATTGCGATTTTGTGCTGTGACCCGATAGGCCCCGCGCCCTCACCTGAGTTTTTCGACGTGTGGTCGATAACTAGGACGGTGGTGCGCCCGCCGCGCGTGAGTGAGGTGAGCCAGGTAGTGATAACGTCCGTGCTCACCGCGTCATTGATATTCAGCCCGTGCAGACCAAAGAGGCGCGTCATGCCGTCTACCACGATAAGGGCAGGGTCTATTTCTTTGAGGGCTTTGGCGAACGCGGCCTCAGAGGCTTTGCCAGCCGCCGTTGGGCCGTTCCCGCGCTCGCTTTTCTGCATAGCGGCTAGAGGCATTTCCGGGTGTACGTAGCTGAGTGCTGTAGCCATTTGCGTATCGCTGAGGCCGAGCGCCCTAAAGCGTGCAACGAAGGTTACAGGGCTGTCCTCAAAGTCTAGGTACATGACCCTGCTACCCTCAGCGGCTTCTTGTGCGCACGCGGCCATAGCCACCCATGACTTAGCGGATTCTGACCGCCCAAACAGGTAGTTGAGTACGCCGGGGTACATGAGTCCGTGCCCGTCTTCGCGGCGCATGATGGTAGGCTCTGGTATTTCGACAGTCCCCGAAATGTAGGGTAGTAGGTCTACCGCCTCCCACCGGCCGAAATTGGATTCTTCCTCAGTGCTGGCTTCTTCCTCTTCCTGAGGGCCGCTAACTGATGTGGTGCTGGTGTCTTTGGTGTGGGGTACGAACCCATCCAGGATAGCGGTGTCTTTGCCTTGTGCTTCGAGGCCGGTAGAAGCCACGTCCACCATGAGACGAGACAGGATTTTGCACTTTTTATTGATTTCCTCTTCGGTTCCGCCCGCCTCTTCAACCAGTGACCTAAGCCCCGAGGGGTTGCGGCCTTGCCGTAGGGTTTTTCGGGTAGCTTCCACGCACTGAGCTACGCGCGCATCCCCGCCGTCTTCATCCTGAGTCAGCAGGGTGAGGTCATGCACTAGTCGTTCCAGGGGTGACCCTCCGTCGCCGCCATCCCACCACTGGCACACGCCCTCTGTCCGTTCAAGGGAGGGTGACAGTAAAGAGCCGGATAGCCGTAGGTAGAACGTGTTCCGTGAGTCGTATTCCTGGAAAACTTCCAGCAGACCGGATACCAGTGCAATGTAGGCTACACGGTGGCGTAGCGCCCTGCCGTCGATAACAGGGATACCGTCAGCACCGCCCCACGGCTCCGTTTTCCACGTGTAAGAAGCCCCTGAAGGATGGACTGAGGGCGGTACCACAGTCTGCGCCCCGGTAGAGCGCAACTCAATGCTTACCCCGCCATCCAGTGCCGCGTACTGCACGGTACGGGTTGGTACGGTACCTGGGGTAGCCCGATACCAATAGTGAGTGCCTTCCTCACAGTCGGTTCTCCCCGACACGGCGAAGTGGTCGGGTAGCATGACCTGGGCCAGTTTCCTTGTGAGGTCGTTATCCACGTCCACATCTATAAGGCCCCGTGAGGGTTCTCCCAAGAGAACCCCCACGTTTTCGTCGCCCTCAAAGAGTGCTTCAATTTTCTCTTTACCGCCCTGCTCCAAATACCTTACGGTTGTCCATGCTGGTAGGGCCGGTGCCTTCTTTCCCTTAGGGATAGGGATAGGGGTTATACCCCGCGCTAGAGCGTCTTTCGCAAATTCCATCACGCCCATAAATTTTATCTCTCTATCAGTGTGTCTAGTGTGTGCAGCGGGTTACTTACGGCTTGAGTCTTGCGCATCTACTGACTGAATAGGGAACTCAATAGCGCCCGAGCTGACTCGTGTTAGGAACCAGCGTGCGAGTGTACCAGGTTTCATTTCAGGTACTCCGTGCTCCTCTGCCATTTTTTCAAGGTTCTTTACGTCGTCCTCAGCAATACGGAATGTCACCGCAACGGTGGGGGTTTTCTTAGGGCGTGCCACTTTGGGGCCTTTCTGTTGGTTTTTGATGATTTTGTAATTACATTCTACATGTATTAGCCAATGTCTGCAAATGAGTACCGGGTGCCCACCTCCGCATCAGCTTTGAGAGGTACCTTGAGTTCAAGCCCGAAATGCTTCTTGAAGTATTCGAGTACGCCGGTCTCCATCACGTATTGACATGCTTTCACGCATTCCTGCCAGCGGTCTTCGGGAACCTCCAGCACTACCGAGTCATGCACGGTAGCTACAATGTGAATATCGGCTATCTGCATATGCTTCCAGCCCTGGATGTTCCCCGTCATGAGTGCGCATGAGGCTTGCATGAGGTCGCTACCGAACCCCTGCACGGGGGCGTTCAGTGAGCTACGCTCACCCTTAGAGCGGTCGCTTGTGTTCCAGCTAGTCATAGCACGTTCCAGGTGCCGTACGCGCCCAATGGGGCTAACCGCCATATAATCGCGGCGCACTTTGTTCTTCGCCGAGTTGTGCCAGTCCTCCAGGCCTTCCCACATCTGGAAGTAGTGCTTACGTAGTTCAACGGCTTCGTCCACGGTCATAATGACTCCGTATGAATTTTCTGCGTACTCACGGAAGCCCTCAGCACTCATGCCGTAAATCAGACCGAAGTTCGCCGCCTTTGCTTGCTGGCGCTGTGCTTTCGTGACCTCTTCTAGGGGAACACCTGCAATTTCGGCAGCGAATGTGCTGTGCAAGTCTGCCCCTGACTGGAACGCTTCAATCATGGGGATACAGTTCGCAATGTGCGCCGCTATTCGTAGCTCCAGCTGTGAGTAGTCAAGGTTCACCATGTAGTAGCCGGGCCGTGGGATGAAAACGGGCTTGAGCGCGTAGGTGACCTGCTGCATATTAGGGTCGGAACTGCTGAGCCTACCCGTCACCACAGAGCCTACCTTGTAGGTAGAGTGCAGGGTGTGCACCGGCGTTACCAGGTTCAGCCATGACCTTGTGAACTCAGCCATTTTCAGGTGTGCCTTAGCGTCCATTAGCTCCGTGGCGGCCCATGACCCGGCCCGTGCTTGCCGTCCAAGTACTGCCGCATCCCATTTCGGAGCGCCCGTGGGCGTAGTTGCGGTTACCTTTAGTTCCCCGGCCTCAATCGCCACCGCCACTAGTGCCTTGAAAAACTTGGATGTGGGTGCCAGCGTGTACAGACCGGCCAGCGTGTCATTTACCAGCACATCCACGAAGGGGGGAAATTGTTTCTGGTGCAGATGCTCACACGCCGCCGGTATCTCAATATCCAGTACGTTCTTAGGAATAGTCGCCCACGATTCTAGGGCGTGGGGGTCGTTGAGTGATAGCCAGTTCGCGGCGGCGGCCCCAACAGTCTGCGGTTTAGGCTCTCGTTTCAGCAGGATTTTCAGGCAGAGCGTGGCGGCCTCTACTGCACCGAGTACGCGGTACATTACATCCCACGCGCCGAGCATTTCGGTGTCTACCAGTAGCCCGCGCTGTTCTGCCTGGCAGAGTGTGCGAATGGTGGGCATGGAGACGGTCTCAAAAATTCGCCCTAGCTCCCACTCTAGCGGGTGCATCCCCTCAGCGGTGAGTTCTGCTTCTCGCTCTGACTGGTATTCGTACATGCTGGGCGGTGCCATCTGTGCCATGTGGAGCATGAGCAACCCGTAGGTGTAGTAGGTATCACGCGCCGCGTATTCGCCGAGCCGTAGCAGTTCCACGCGTTCAGCCGCGCCGGGTGTGCGTAGGTCGAAGTCGGCCCATGACTTTACCCCGAAGGGGCGCTGTGCCAGGTCTTTGAGCTTGTGCGATTCCTCTTCATCCAGCAGTGAAGCACTCACCATTGTGTCCCACCATAGGTTTTGTGAGAGGTCTACCCCAACGGTGCCGTAGGTATAGCGCGCGTCGAATTTGACGTTGTGCCCTGCAAGTTTGAGGTTCTTCTTCATGGCTAGGGAGATAGTACGGTACTGCTGTCGCCAAACGCTCACCAACGGGCTATCGGGATGTGACAGCGGAACAACGTAGGTGGGCGGTGTCTGCCCGCGCTGTGCAGGTGGCAGGGTGAAGGATGCGAGAACTACGCGGGCGGCGATACCGCCGTTGGCTTTGCCGCCGGTTACCGCGTGTTCATCTAGGCCGGTGGTCTCAAGGTCAAAGACAACGAAGGGGGCTTTTTCCAGCCGCTGGGCTAGAGTCCGTACCCCCTTCGCGTCAGTCACCCAGTGAACCTTTTTCAGGTCGAAGTCTGGGAGGATTTTAGCCATTGCTAGACGCTTTCGCTTTTGCCTGGGCGGCCTGCACGCGGTGCGCCCTCATGTGCGCCTCTGCACGTGTGCGTAGCATGGTTACCACGTCGAAGGGTACCCTGTCTTGGTACCGGCCCGGTAGCTCTGAGAACTCTTCTCGCTTGCAGATGCGGCAGTACCAGCCGACTGTGAATAGCGGTGAGGTGGTTTCTGCGGGGTCTTTACCTGCCACTGGTTCACGGCTCCATACCAGGTTTGAGAGTTCCTTTACATCCATTTTTAATTACCTCTTTAGTTAGTGATTACATTAATTACAGTATAGCAGGTGACCGCCGTAGCGTCCACCTGCCATTTCTGTATTTATGTGATTTAGGTCTTAGTGTGTCTGTGCGCTAAGCGTGTCCAGCAGTAGCTTATGAAGTGTCTGGTACTCGCGTTCTCGCTCAATACGTGTAGATGCTCCCACGAATAGCATGGCGTGGGTTAGGCATTTGTGGGCCGTGCTTGCCGTACCTACCACTGAGCTTAATAAGTTCCCCCATTCGTAGATTTCTCGTGCGCATGTCGCTAGTGTCACCTCATCCTGTCGGCAGTGAAGCAAAGCCGCCAGCGCCTCTGTGTAGAGGCCCCGAAGGTGCAGGTCTCGCTCGCCGCTCCTATATGCCTGGTGCAGGTGGCTAATCAGTGCGCCTTGAGCATAGTCTAGCCGGTGAAAGTCTAGGATAGGCGGTGCGGTCTCTGTGTAGTCTGGTGTCTCCGAATGGGTGGTGCTCTTACTGAGGTTGGCTACCTCTAGCTCTAGACGGCTCACCTGTTCCTGTAGCTTTTGGGCTTTAGCGCGTTCGCGGTGCGCCCGTTCTTCCCATATCCAGGTTGCTTTGTCACTGCTACGAAGTGCGAAGAAGCAGCATATGGAGGTTACTCCGAGTACAAAAAGCACTAGGGCACCTACGATAAGCTCATTACCTGTGTCCCCGGTGTAGGTTATGTATCCCGCTAGGTAGGTGGCAATAGCCACCGATAGTACACCGAGTACTAGTAAGCCTTTTAGGTATGGGTTCGTTGCGTATTCTTGTTCCAACATTGGACTGCTTTTCCTATCTTGTGTTGTGTGTTTTTAAGGACTGTAGCGGCTTGCGGTGCCCATTCGTTCACGCACCGAATGAAGGGCACCTGCACCCCTTGCAGGGAGTTCACTACTGCCGCGCGTGCCTCTTTCTTGATTCGGTCTGTGAGTTCGTTGAGTTCTTCCTTGACCTGTTGCAGGTATTGGTAGAACTTACGGACAGTATTTACGATTTCAGGTACTACGGGTAAGCTCATGTTTGCTCCGAATGGGTTTAGAAGGGGGGTTCGTGTTCGATTTCCTCGATTAGCGCTAGTCGTAGCGCGTCATAGTGATACTGGCACTGCTGATTTGCTCGAAACTCTCCTATCAGCTTCTTGTGTAATAACAGGTGGAAGAAGTGGTACAGCATCAGAGCTTTTGTATCACGTATCTTGTTTAACTCCCAGCCGTAGGCGGTGGATAGCAGCGTTTGCAAGGGGACTTTAAGGAAGAAGTCTTTACTGATAGCTAGGTGCTCTTTAGGGTCTACCTCATCCAGGTAGGTTAAGGCTTTAGCGTAGTCCTCTTTAGCGGATACGCCTTCCTTGAGTCCAGCGCGCCAAATGTACTTGATTATGTTCCCCTCAATGAACCTGAGGGGCCTTACTAGCTCCCAGAGGTTCATTCCTAGCAGGTCTGCGTAGTGGTCTGGTTGGGTGGGGTTTGTTTCGGTCATTAGACTCTCCCTTCAATGTGTATACATCTTAGCATTTTAATTACATTATCGTCAAGTGTTTGTATATGAGTTACATCTACATACATAGCGTGAATGAATATGTATACATTTTGTGTAGCCCTCATGTGACATGGGTCACTCAAATTACCTACCCCGACACCTCCCCGCACCGCCTAGGGCGAAGCCCGGTCGGGGGGTGGGGGGAGCTGGCGGGCTAGGTAAGAAGAGTGACCTGTGTCATGGGAGGGCGGCGGCTACGACTCAGAGGTGGTTCACTAAACTACACCAAATGAAAAGATGAGAAAATTTTGTTTTTCGCGCCAAATTGTACAGCGGAGGTTAGGCGGGGTCATTTTCGTTTTTTACGAATTATCAAACGGCACTAAACGGCACCTGACGGTGCCATTCAGCACCGTTTAATAATTCTTTTCTAGACACCCTAGCCCTTAGCTCTCCCTCCCCCCCCCCCCCCCCCCCCCCCCCCCCCTCCCCACCCCGGGGGGGGGGGGGGGGGGGGGGGGGGGGGGGGGGGCAGGGTGGATAGGTACTTAAGAAGTACGTGCGCGGGCATGTGCGCGTGCGCTCGCGCGCATAATGCGCGCGTATGTGCGCGCGTACATGCGGGCGTGTGCGCGTATGCATGTGCGCCCGCGAATAAGAACGCGCGTGTACTCGCGCGTGCGCGCGTGCGAGAGACTGTGACGTAGGTTACATTGTGGTGTGTGTCTTGCGTCACATCCTTTTGGGTGGGGTGCTCTGAAATTGGGGGAATTTTGGAGGTGTGGTTGAGGGGTGTGCCGGAAATGCCTCTGTACGTCCCGTGAAGGCCGATTTCCCGGACTTTGGGAGAGGGTCACGTGGAATTGTGCCCTAAATCGAAAACGGCCACTTAAATCGGCTCCTACGGCCTCTGAGTGGGTACCCCCTGAAAAATCCGGCGATTTTGGGGCGGCTTGTTTGTTCGATTTTTTCGATTGATTGATAATTTCGCCCCCTTCGAGGGTGGTTTGCTGACGGTTGGTTGTGGGTTTGGGATGAAAATGCGGCTGAGCGGCCTTCTAGCAGGGTTTTCCAGGACTTTCTGGAAGGTCTGGGGTTGTGGGAGGGGTAGGTGATTTTGAAGGGCTTAGAGAGGCTGTGAGCGGCTTGTGAGTTGTGAGAGTATCTTGTGAGTGAAGGCTTAGAGCGTTATTAGGTTGTACTTAGTGAAACGTGCCACTGAGTAATTGATATGTATGCATTGAGGTGTATAAAGTATGCATAAAATTTGGTGGAATTATTCAGTGATGTGAGTATTTTTAGGCACTAAAAAACCCCCCGAAGGGGGTTTCTGATGGTGGTGTTTAGCCGTGGAGGAACATCATCATTTCAATCATCCAAGCTACCCACGGGTTGATGTGGCCCATTACTGCGCTCCTTCGTTGCTGTAGGTGTCGGTGTTCTCGCCGCTAATCGGTGAGGTATCGTGCGGGGTGAAGTCCCCACCATTTAGAGTGTAGCCGGGTTCTGCGGCTCCCTCAGGCTGTGCGGCCTCTGCGGGGATGTCCCCCGAATAGGGGGCGGTGTGCTTTGCCGCGTCCTTTGCCACGCCCTCAGCGATTGCGTCCAGAATCTTGTCGGTGTCTAGCTCCTGGAGGGCCTGAGACATGACGTTTTCGAAGGTGCCTTCGATGTGTGCCTTCTCGCCCTTGGTGTACTTACCGGCGATGAATACTGCCACGGCGGCTAGGATAGTGGAAATTGCGCCCTGCACCTCAGGCTTGAAGGTGATTCCTGCCTGTGCCAGCGCCGAGGAGAGAATAGTTATAACGGATAAAATGAGCGACGTAGCAACGGTGGTGCTCTTCGTCACATTACCGGCGTAGCGCTTTTCTTTAGTGGGTGTGTTACTGATTACATTTTCAGACATTATTTAGTCCTTCGGTTGGTTGGTTTATGTTACCGAGAAATGCTCTGGATAGTATTGTGGATGGCCTCAACCTTTGCCTTCATGTCCACGAACTCCAGGTAAGCGCGGCCGGGGTGGTTGATGCCAGCGCGGCCCGGTGCCCAGTCGTCAGCGGTGCGTTTGATGCCGCGCTGCCAGCTTGCCAGCTCCGAGTCACGGTTGATGCCTTCACGGCCCGGCTGGCTGTAGCTGATTTGGTATTCGGCAAGCTGAATGAGCTTGTCGAGCTTTTGGACGATGGTGTTAATATCTGCCACGGATAAATCTCCATTTTTTGCTAGTGACTGTATTTCGGTGGCTACGCCTTTGTAGGCGGCCATTGCCATACGTGTAATTTCGTTTTTATCCCAGGTTCCCGAGCATTCGGTGGCGAACCAGTCCCTATGCTCGGTGAGGGGGATAATGCGCTCATGCATTCGCCATATGTCCGCAATTCGCTGGGCTACGGTGGTCTTGTCCCCGAGTGACATACGCGGGTTGCACTCGAGGGTGATTGACTGTGCGTTGCCTTTACGGTTGCCGTTCGCCCAGGCCGCGTTTGAATGGTCTACGATGCACCCTACGATACCATCTGAGATGACCTCATGGGCGCTGGTGCCTACGTTTGGGTTGTCGCAAAAGAACCACATGACCTGCTCCCAGGTCTGTTGCCATTCTGGTTTTCCCCACCAGTGCAGTGTGATGTTGGTGATGTTTCGAGGGAAGCCGAATACGTTGGGAACCTGTGGGCCGGGTGTGAAGTTGCGCGCGTCACGGTTAGTGATGTAGTCGTAACTCACTAGTTGTAGGCCCTCCTTAGCTTGTGTGAAGCGCCCGCATATCCATTATGTCATAGCTGGGAGGGGCGGTTGTTATGCGCCCTCATTCGGTGATTGGTACCGTCCGCCCTGGTTTATGGCGGTGGGCTTGTAGTCTCGTAGCATGACTGAGACGGTCTGTGAAGGGTATCCGTTGGCCCAGGTCTCGTTGATGGATTGAATGAGTACGTCGCCTTCCCAGGCGACCCCTGCATCATCTTTCCATACCCAATGTTCGATGTCGCCCACTTCTCGGTATAGTTCCGGGGCTACCTCCAGGCCGTCGAACTCGTGAATTTCCTTGATAACCATGCTCTCAAGGTCTTTCAGGTATTCCTTAGCTAGTTCTTCACTCACCCACCAGTCGAAATTATGCTCATAAGTATTCGCTTCGATGAGGGGTGATAGGCCCCAGTTGTACACCGATGGTAGGTTTTCTTTGGTGTTTGACTTGGGTGCGTAGTCTTTCCCTTTGTGGTGGTATTCCGTCCAGTCTGTGCGGAATTTTGCACGGATGAGAGGGAAGCCCTGACGGTAGTACTTATTGATGTGGATGTACTGGTTGTACTGTACTCCCAGTTGTTCATCAGGGTTGTTCAGGTAGAAATTTTTATCGCGGGTACCTTGCTTCACGTAGGCACTAAATTCGGTCATGACGGTTCGCCACCCTAGTTTAGTGAGTTTCCCTGAGAGGTCGTTCCAGGGTAGCCCTGATGCGTATTTTAGGTTGCCGTTTGTCTCTTTCCGGAAGTTCCTTAGCGATTCGTCTGTGATAACTCCGATGTCGAAAATACTGTATACGTCCCCTACGTCATAAGAACCGTCGCCGCTGAATGAGTAGGGGCTTTCTATGCCTTTGGGGTGGGCTACGTCGGTGGTGTTAGGGTTACGTACCATTTTTAGGTCGTAGTCTACCCCCACCCAGTCTTGTTCTGCTGGTACCTCTATGAAGTCTCGTTTGACGGCGTTTTTTGGTAGTTCTATGAGGTTGCCCGCTTCGGGTTTCCACACGGTGACTGCTGGCCATGAGTCTGTGCCGTAGGGTTGTGCTTTTTTGCCTTTGATGGATACGCGCGTGTATACGTTGCCTGTGTTGGTTGCCCATGCTCCGGCGAAGGTGGTGGAGGATACGTCTACGATGCGGGATACGTGGCGGTCTTGAAAATGCTTAAAGTCCGCTAGTTGCAGTATTCCGTCATTGTCTATCCAGTATGAGCCGAGACATGCGTTTGCCCAGTCTTCTAGTACTTTGGCCGCTGGTGTGGTGTCGTATGAGCGGATGGCTTTGTTGAGGTATTGGGAGCCTTCTAGGCCGCTACCGGGCTTGAGTGCTACCTTCACCTGGTATGGTTCTTTGGGGAATTTCACCACGTATGCTTTGAGCTGGTCGAGTGCTTCGGCCCGGTTTACTACGCGCATGGAGGTTTCAAAAGAGCCGTAGTTGTAGGCGAACTGGATTTGTTTGTTCCAGTCTAGGGGCGTGTTTACGATTTGCCGTTCTACGATTTTGGGTACGCCCGCCTCATCCAGCTCACCTGTGAATATCCAGCAGGTTGTGGGTGTCCATGCTACGGCTGTGGGGATGTATTGGCCGAAGTGTTCGCGGGGCGGCTTGTATTCCTCATTGTAGATTTCGGTGACTTGTGCTTTCTCCGAGGATTTAGACCAGTCTAGGATGCATACTCGCAGCCTCTGTGTTCCGGGGTAGTACTGTACCCTGCATTCGTGGAACTGTGAGTTGATGCCGCTGACTGATTCGGATGTTTGGCTTACGTAGTCGAATCGTGAGAGGTGGATGAATACTTTATCGCGGTGGAAGGCGGCGTATTCCTTTAAGTAGAACCGTAGTCCTTCGGTGGTGGATATGCCTGTGTCCGTGTAGAAGGTGTTCTGATTGTTCCCGTACCGCGATAGTTTGCCTTGGATGGGTGCGAATCCGTACTGCTGGGAGGTCTGGATGAGTGTTTTGTCGTCTTGTGCTGGCAGGATGCCTAGACCCACGGTCTCTAGGGCTTTGCAAACCTGTGTTAGCGGTGTCATTCCGTATGCGCCGTTGTATCCCAGGCAGTACGGTTCTAGGGATACTGTACGGTTCAAGATTTCGTCTAGTCCGTCGGTGATGTTTGATGATACGGTGCCTTCGGCTAGGCTCCCTGAGGTGGATTTGATGTACCCGGTAAAGCGGGTTACCCAGTAGTCAGAACGGGTCTCGTCTTTGATGCGGATAACTACTTTGTCACCTTTTTTGGGTACGGGGAAGTAGTTTTCGCGTGTTGCGTCGATGCGCCCGATGCCTGGGTATTCGCCGGTGTAGTTCGACGATAGTACCCCCGCCGCTGTGGTGCGGTAAGGTGCGTTGGTTGGCCGGTTCGTTACGTATGAGGGGGTGACCTGGAGGTTACCCCATTCGATGGTTCCGGTGCGTGATTTTTTACCGGAGCCTACCTGTGTTATGCCGCCGGGTAGCCCTCCCACCGAGTCACCCGAGAATGATACGGTTTCTACCGGGTATTGGGTGCCGTTCACATATACCACTAGCCGGTATTCGTGGTTGTAGGTTTCAGTGCTGGATTTTGCACCCTTGTAGTCTAAATCTTTTCCTGCCATGTCGCTATTATCCCAGCTCTATTATCTTGAAGGTAACCTCATGGATTGGTTCGCCTACGCTGTGGGTGTTGTGGTGGGTTGGGTACCACTGAGGGGTTATGTTGATGTCGGATATGACGGCGCTGAGGGCGCGGGAGCCACGTACTGCTGTCTCCCTCAGTGTTGGGTCGGTTGGTTGCAGGATTGTAGCGTCGTCAAAGGGTGCGATGACTACGCGCGGTTCTAGCATTTGGTAGTCAGGGCGTAGGCTCATGTATACGTCCATTGCTACCTCATTGGTCTGTTTTACGGTGTAGGGGTTGGATTCGCGCCAGTCCATGCCTGCCAGCGGGTCGCGGTTGGGTACGAACGGGTTTGTTTGCATGGTCTCGTTCCCGTATTGGTTGTAGAAGGTTAAGCGAATGTTTGGGTTGTCGCCCCACCACCCGCATATTTTGACCTGGGAGCCTGGGAATACGGGTACGCGGTGGGCGATTTTTACGTATTCGTTCACGGTCTTTTCGGTGCGTTGCCGATAGGTGGCTGAGTCGAATACCTGGTATACCTGCCTCCGCCCTTGTGAACCCATTGAAAAATCGCCGTTGTAGGTGTCTAGGTGGGTGAGTGTGCTTTCGTCCCAGGTCATAGCGTTACGCCCGGCGAAGGGTGGCAGGAATTGCCAGCCGCCTAGCTTTTTGCTGGAAGCGGCCCCGAAGAGCTGGTGAAATTGGTCTAAGATTCCATAGGCTACGGACTCAGGGGCGGTGAGTGCGCATGTCCATTCGCGGCGTGGTGCGCCGGTACGGGCGGCAGAAAATGCCCACCGGGTGCCGTCTAGGGTGGTCTTGATGTTTGGCTCGTTGGTGACGTATTTCAACGATATTGAGTCTAGGGGTAGGGGTGCCATAAGGCCGGGGTACCCGAAGTAGGCCAGCTGTGGGTTGTAGGATGCGGGCCACGTGTTGGCTGGCATTAGGTCTGTGTCTACGAAGTAGGCCATGGTGTTTGTTCTCTCTGTTTATACGGCGCGGTAGCGGTTGATTTGGGTGACTACTGAGCGGCCATCCAGCTTGATGTCTACGGCGTTCACAACGCGGTCTAGGCCGGTGCGAATGTCTTCCATGAGTTGTATCAAGCGTACCGTGTCGTTGGTGCTGTTGGTGGGTGAGGTGGTTGCAGGTGCCGCGTTGGTTGCAGGTGCAACGGCTCCGATGGGTGGCGCGGGGGGTGCGAGCGTGGGTAGGGCCTGGTTGGGGGAGCTGATGAGTTTGTTCAGGGCGGTGTGTGCCAGCTGTTCTTTTTGCTGGATACCGACTGCGAAGCCCTCCGATACGTACCCGCCTATTTGCATGAAGACCTTGGACGGTGAGTTTATTTTGAGGGCGCGGCGGGCGCTGTTGGCTGCCGATACTGCCATGTTCCGCATGACCTGGTTCAAGGCCCCCTGGTTGTTTTCGATGCCGTCTATGAAGCCCTGCACTACGCCTACACCGATTTTGTAGGATTCGGTGGCGGCTGGCCCCATAAATTCTATGACTGTGTTTACGACTTTTTTACTGATTTGGCAGGCCCGTAGGACTGCGCGTCCGAAGGTAGCTACGAGGTTGTCCCGCATGGCTGTTCCGATTTTGTATGTCTGTACCGGGGCTTTTCCGAGGTATTCGACGATGTTCTTTACCACCTGCAGGGATACCTGGCATGAGTCGAGCATGACCTTGCCGTAGGTCTTGTAGAAGGCCAGGAACATGGCGTAACCGATGTCATGTACTACTTTGATGGCACCGAAGAGGCCGTTTTTCTCATCTAGCAGGTTGAGCTTGACGTTCTTAGCGACCTCTGCGGCGGCTGTCTGTATCTGCATGAGTGCGGCTTGCAGTGGTGGTACTGCTTGCGCGGCCCCTTGTGGTAGGTCGGTGCTGAATGTGGTGGCTACCTGCTTGACGGCTTGTCCTATAGGCTCCAGGGCGGCTACTAGGCGCGGCATGTATTCCGTGACGGTGGTGTACATACGCGTCAGTGCTTCGGTGATGTCTAGTTGTTTTACGGGTGAGTTTTCTCCGGTTACCCCTCCTAGGGTGGTGTTTGGGGTGTTGAGTGCGGTGAGGGTTGGGAGTTTGAGTTGTGCCTTGGTGGGTATGTTTACTAGGTTGTCTATGGCTTTTTGGGGTAGGCCCGCTGCTTTGTCGATACCGACGGCCAGACCCTCTGAGACGTATTCACCTATCTCAATGAATACCTTCGAGGGTGAGTTGATGCGGAACATGCGCTTGGCAACGTTCACGGCGTTTCGTGCCAGGTTGCGGATGGTCTGGTACAGGGCGCTTGCGCCACTGGCTACGCCGTTGATGAGGCCCTGAATCATGTTGATACCGGCGGCGCGGAAATGGTTCCCGAAGCCTTGGATAGCACCAGCCGCGCGGTTGCCTAGGCCGCGTACTGCGTTGGAGATGTTGCCAGCCATGTTACCGATACGTCCCGCGATTTGTGAGATTTGGTTTACGGCACCATTTACTACGCCTTGGAATGCTGTGCGTGCGTTATTGTAGAGGCCGGATGCCCAGCCCCCAATAGTGCGTGCAACGTTACCCATGTGCTGAGCGGCTTTTTGCACCATTTGGCCCATGATGTTTGCGTGGTTAGAGACGGTCTGCCAGATGTTCTGTGCGGTCTGCGCAATGTGGCGGCCCCAGTTCTGCACGGTCTGGGAGGCGTTGTTCCACCATTGGGAGACTACCCGCACCATTTCGGCGAGTGCATAGGATGCTGAGCTTACGGCGGTGTTCCATGCGTTTTCTACACCCTGCCTGATTTCGGATGCTTTTTGCCGCACGGTGAGTACCGCTGTGGCGAAGCCTACCGCGATGGAGGTTACAAAGTTTGTCATGACGGTACCGATTTGCTCGAACGCGCCCTTCACGTTGTTGAAGGCTTCGGTACCTTTTTCGGAGAGGTTTTTGAGGTTGTCGAGTACGCCGCCCTCTTTCGTGAACTCTTGTGAGAATTTCTCGACTTTCTCTGATACGTCTTTGAAGAATTGGACGAAACCCGGCCCGTGCTCTTTGAGGAAGTCTTGTATTGCCTTGAAGATATTGACAAGGACACCTGACAGCGAGTTAGGGTCGTCAGGGCTTCCCATTGCCTTGAGGATTTCCAGCACGAATTTCAGCAGGTCGGTTGCGAACGGCAGCAGGGCCTGTAGCGCGATGCTGAATAGGGGTACGGCAGTTTTGGCTAGTTCCAGCATGATGGGGAATAGCTCTTTTACTAGGGTCGGTGAGAGCTTGACGAAGGTTTTTAGTAGTTCGGTGAGGTCCGGTAGTAGCTCTATGATTGCGTCCGCTAGTTGCGGTATTGCCTCTGCGGCCATTTTTACCAGGTCTGGTAGTACGTCTTTTAGTGCGTCTGCGAGTGATTCGCCGACAGCAGCTGCCATTTTCCCGAGTGCGTCTGCAATGGCCGGTAGGTGTGGCTTAAGGGCTTCTAGCCCTTTGATAACTGCTTCTAAGTAGACCTCCGCTAGTTCACCGAATGCTTTCCCTAGGGTTTCCAGGTGTGGTAGTAGTGGGGTGATGGTGGCTTGTAGGTTGTTCCCTAGTGCGTCTACCACCTTGTGGATGGTTGGCCAGAGTTTGTTGAAGACAGGGAGTAGGGTACCGGCGATTTGCCCTACTAGCGGCCCTACGATGCCGAGGATGCGCCCGAATAGTCCTGCAACGTTGCCGATGAGGTCCCCGAGGGGGGCCATTGCAGGTTCCAGGCCTTCGGCAAATCGTTTGAAGCCGTCGAACATCATGGAGATACCCTGCTGGAAGCCTGAGTTATCTATGATTTTGGTGAGGTTCACTAGGAATTGGCTAAAGACCTGCGCACTCTTGGTGAATACGGTGGCGATGTGGGGTGCCATGTTGCCGAGGGCTACGCCGAGGGCGCGCACGCCGGGTGCTAGTTCGCGCATTGCGTCTAGTGCGCCTTTGAAGACGGTGGTCATGGCACCTTGGAAGAACTCGCCGTGCATGGCCTGGTTGAGTCGTTCTACGCCGTCGGTGAAGCCTTTGAGTGTGGTTCCTCCGGCGGCTTCTGCGGCTTTGGTAAGAGCGTCGAATACGCCTACCAGGTTCCAGGTGAGCCGTAGTAGGTCTTTTATTGCGTCGAATGAGCGGCGTATCATGCCCTCTAGGTCTGCGCTGGATGTCCAGGTGTTGATTGCTATTGCTACGTCGTTGAACCCGCGTGCTATGTCTGGCAGTACGCGCCCACCTGCGGTTAGTACGTTGATGAGTGCGTTGGCTAGGTTTCCTGCTCCGGTGCTGGCTATGTGCATGAACCGGCCCATATTGTGGATGAACTCTAGCAGTTCGGGGCCGCGTGCGGTGGCGGCGTTGAGCATGGTTGAGGCTAGTTCGCCGACGGACGCGGCGAAGTGACCTACGGCTTTATCGGCTTTGTTTTCGACAACGTTTACGAAGTCCAGCAGGGCTTGGCGGTATTGTCCGGTTATCCAGAATGACCGTGTGATAACACCGGATAGGCGGAAGTTGGCTCGTGCCATCTCCATAGCGAATTCGCCTTGTGCTTGTCGTGCTAATGCCCATACACCGATGGCGGCGGCGAAGGGTGCGGCTAGTGAGGGCATTGCGAGTACTGCCCCTCCGAGTACCCCGAGGGATTTACCGAGGGTGATTATGTGGGCTACGCCACCTGTGGCGGCGGCTCCGAGTGAGCCAATACCCGTTACGACGGGCGGGATAACGACGGCTAGTTTTGTGAATGCGGCTACTAGGCTGAGTACGCCCCCGGCTAGGCCGGTGAACATGCTGAGCTGTGGCATTTTGATGCTGGATAGTGCGTTGGCAGCGGCTTGTACTGCCCCGAGTTTTGCTGTTGACGCGGCGACGGATGCGTTGGATACGCGGGCGTGGATTTCTGCTATTCGTGGGCGAGTGACTAGCGCAAGCTCAAGCTGTGCAGCTTTTGAGTGTACGCGCGCGAGAATAGGTACGTGTATGCGCTCGTTGGCTAGGCGGCGTAGCTCTTCCCGTACTTTTTGGATGTTGGTTGTGAGTGTGACGGGGATTTTGATGTGTGCGGTTGCTAGGCGGCGTAGCTCGTATTTGAAGTGTTCCAGGGAGTCGCGTAGTACTGTTGGGCGTATGGTGAAGTCGCGGCCCCATGAGAGGTTCCGTAGCTCATTGCGTACTGACCGCGCGTCTAGGTTTGCTGTGATGGTTGCGGTGTAGCGTTCTTTGGTGAGTGCCTGTAGGGCCGCGCGGGCGCGTTCGGTGTTGGCTCCTACGGTGGCGGGAATACGGATGCGCTGTTTGGCTAGTTCTGCTATTTCGGCGCGTGCGCGTGCAGAGTCTGCGGTTACCTGCGCGTGGATGGTGGCGCGAATTGCGTCGATGGAGCGCTTGAGGTTGTGGATGTCTGCACGTGCGCGCGCGGTGTCTGCCAGTACCTGTATGGTTGCTGTCAGTTTTTCGCGTTTGATGTCGTTTTGTATCTTTTTAAGTGTTTTCTTCGGCTCCCCAGGGGCGCGCCGCACCCCAATTTCGAGGTAGACAGAATCTATCTTTTTGCTTGGCATGTAGCGGCTCCTGGGGAAACTAAAGAGAACAAAAGTGGGGGCGCCCCCGCCCGCGGCGCGCGCGCGCTCCGCCACCCCTCG